TAATACTACAAACGGAGGTGCGGATCCAATCATAACCCTATCTGCTCCGTATGCTGAACAGGCCTTACCTCGAAAAGCTGGTCAATATGTTTCAACTGGCAATACCACGACTATTGGGACTTTTTCTCTTTACACTATTCCAGAAACTGGCTGGTATCGATTGAACTCTTACATACGTATGACTGTCGCTGCTGGGGCTGGGACTGTCACTACTGGATATGTTTGGACTGATGATTTTGGTGCTATATCTGGAGTCACTCCATTTGGTGCGTTAGATGCAACCAATACCGCAATTCCAAATATTGGAACAATACCTTTCTACGCTATAGCAGGGTCTGTTGTCTTTGCAAATGCTACAGCGTCAGGTCTTACTGGGTCACCACAATACACCTGGCGTATAGTTGTAGAAAAGCTATAACGGAGTTTTCAAATTGACAACTAATCTTGATATCGCGAACCGCGCCCTGCAAGCAATGGGCTCGCGGACAAATATGACCCTAGCTGAGTTCAATGCCCAAACCTCCAACGAGGCCATTCAGGCGCAGCTGATTATGTTTCAACTCCGCGATGAGCTGAATCGAATGGCTCCCTGGGACTGCGTGACGAAGTGGGTGCCGCTTGCTTATATCTCCACCATTCCTGGCAACCCTGAGAACCCCACCGCTGGTGCACCGCTTTGGCAGCGTGGCCTGCCACCGCAGCCTTGGTCGTATGAGTATCAATATCCGGTCGACTGCCTCCGTGCGCGGATGATCATCCCACAATACACCACTCAGGCTGGGGGCACCCCAATCTACCCCGCTGGAACTGTAACTGGCGCTGGGCAAACCGGCTGGACAGGCCCTGCGCTAAAGTTCGTAGTCGCCACCGACTCCTTCGCCAGCGTCTCCGCTGCTGCGATTGCATCTGGTGGAGTGAATTATGCGGCAGGTGATTTCATCGCCTTGGCCCAGCCAACCTTCACCTTCGTTCAAAACTCCGCGCCGGTCGGCCAGCCACCAAGCACCACCTCCTATACCATGAATGCAGGCGCTCCTGCTATCCTCGCGGTTCTCACCGTAGGTGGTGGGGGTGTCATCACCTCAGTAGCCGTCGTGAACCAAGTTCAGGGCGAAGCTACGCCTATTAGTGGTAGCTACTTTTCACAGCCATCAGGCCCTGTCGGCCAGAGCGCTGTCAACGTTGGGTCCACTGGCCTTCCAGGCATTGGCACCGGGGCTACTTTCAACTTGACCTTCGTTGGTTCCACCCAGCGGGTGATCCTCTGTAACCAAACCCAAGCGATCCTTTGTTACAATACCCAGATCACCGATCCTAATGTGATGGATCCCCTTTTCCAAGACGCCTGGGTCCATATCCTCGCAGCGCGGCTCACCTTTCAGCTTACCGGCGATAAGGCCCTGGCCAACCTCCAGATCAGCCTTGCTAATAACGCCATTATGGAAGCCCGCAAGGCAGATGGGAATGAGGGCATAACCGTCAACGACGTCACCCCCGACTTCCTACGCACCCGAGGTGGGTTTGGCGTTGGACCGAACTTTGAGTATAGCCCTAACATGAACTTCGATTGGGGAAGCTACTACAGCCCATACTAATGTCACAGCCTTCGATCAAAACTAGCTTCGCCTCGGGAGAGTGGGCTCCCAAGCTGCGCAGCCGTGTCGATCAGCAGAAGTACCATTCCGGTGCTGCGTTGATGCGGAACTTCTACGTTGACTATTCCGGCGGCGGTGCTTCGACTCGGCAGGGCACGGAGTTCATCAACCAAGCTAAGTCTGTTGGCGCCCGGATTATTCCTTTCCAGCCCTCGACTTCGCTGTCCTACGTTCTCGAGTTTGGGCAAAATTACATCCGGTTCCATTCCAACGGCGCACCGGTTGTTGAGACGGGCACAGTTATTTCTGGAATAACTCAAGCCAATCCTGGGGAAGTCACCGATGTTGCGCACGGATATCTTACTGGCGATTGGGTGTTAATGCACCAAGTTGGTGGTATGGTTCAACTTAACGGTAACTACTACATCGTTGTCAAGACCGGGGCCAATACCTATACCCTAACTGACTTGAATGGCAACCCCATTGATACCACTACCTTCGGTGCCTATACTGGCAGTGGCTTTGCGCACCGAGTTTATACCATTACCAGTCCTTATAACGTCTCCGATCTTTTTCCGAACCCCGTCACCGGCAACCCTGGGCTCAAGTGGGTGCAGGATGTAACTTCCCTAATCCTCTGCCATCCAAGCTACCAACCGGCAATCCTGACCATCACCGCCCCGACCAGCTGGACCCTAGCCAATATCACCATCGGTTCAACCTGCCCTGCCCCCACTGGGTTGGTAGGTGCATCTACCCTCGGCGCGGGCACTTGGGGCTATGGGTACATCGTCACCGCCGTAGATGCCAATGGTCAAGAGTCAGAGACCTCCGCTCCGCTGCTAACCCTAACCCCACTGAACTTCATCGGCACCACTGCTGGCACCAACACCATCACCTGGACCGCTGTTCCTAACGCAACCAGCTACAATGTCTACAAAACAGACCCCGTTCAGGGTACCACCATCGGTCTCGGGGTTCAATATGGCTTTGTTGGTAATGTTACTGGCACAGTTTTCACAGAATCCTATCCTGGAGTAGGCCCTGACTTCAGCCAAACCCCGCCGGTGGTTAAGAACCCCTTCCTCGGTGCGGGGGTTACTGGATACACCATCACAGCCCCTGGGGCTTACACATCAGTTCCGGTCGTGACCGTTGCAGCACCGACTAGCGGAAGCCGCGCTACAGCGGTAGCAGCGCTAAATGTATCGGTGCTGGGTGCGATTACGCACGCTGCGGGTAATCAAGACGTGGTCCACACCGGTAGCCCCGCTGGTGGATTGCTATTCTTCCCCTCCGGGGTGGTGCTAAGCATCCTTACCGCCACCAATGTTACTGGGAATATCTGGACAATTTCATCGGTGGGCCTTGTGAGCGTTGGGTCAATCCTCAGTGGCAGCACGCCCACAAATCCGGTAGCGCCGGTGAGTAACTCCTTTGGTGGGATTATCACCGCTGGCTTCGGGGTCAGCTTCACCTGGGGGGTTTACGCAAATATTCCAGTTAGCTCCGGTGCTGGATACACTTCTGTGCCGGCTGTCACTTACACCCCCGCCGGAGCAGCAGCTACGGCAGCGATCGGCACTGCCGGGGCAGGTAACCCCAGCGTCCCGGGATTCATCCAAGAGCGCCTTGCCTTCGCTGGACAGGCTCAGGCTGTGCAATCCTTCAACTTCTCCCAGCCAGGGAGCTTCTTTAACTTCAACGTCTCGAATCCGATTCAGGATGACGACGCAATCTCGGGAACGATTATCTCCGAGGAACTAAACGATATCCGTTGGCTGCTCCCAGTTCCCACTGGAATCATTGCCGGTACCGGCAAAGGTGCATGGCTGATCAATGGCGGTGGCGGCATCTCCACACAGGTCCCCATTACCCCCATCAATGTCACCGCGCAGCCCCAGGCCTTCAACGGTACCAACGACCTGCGCCCGATTAAGATCAACTCCGATGCCCTTTATACTACCAACAAGGGCAACTATGTTCGGAGTCTGAACTACAACCTCTATGCTCAACTTTTTACCGGCTCGGACATCTCCGTCCTCTCCAACCATCTCTTCTTCAACAACTACCTCCTCGACTGGGCCTGGGCTGAGGAGCCGTTCAAGACCCTGTGGGCTATCCGAGGCGATGGGCAAATGCTGTCTCTTGGATATGTAAAAGAACAAGAGCTTATTGGTTGGGCTCATCATGATACCAATGGTCAGTTTCAATCAGTGTGCTCGGTAATTGAGACAGTCTCAACCGGCAATGTGGTTGACGCGGTCTATTTAGTAGTCCAACGGTTGATTCAAGGAGCCGAAGTTTCTTACATCGAACGCATGGCCGATCGATATTTTACCTATGGCTACGAAGATTCTTGGAGCGTAGACTGTGCGCTGCAAACTCAACCTGCGCTGTCCTTAACCAGCACCATCCTCGGCCTTGACGACGCTAGCCAAGTCGGCAACTCAGTTACCTTTCTAGACTCAGGTGGAGCTCCCTTCACCGCTCAGATGGCCACCAATGGCTGGATTCTCCGTGTTGGGGGAGGGATCTATACGATTACCGGCTTCACCTCCTCCACACGTATAACTGCCACCGTCGTCCGTCCTCCGACCCTTATTAACCAATACACTAACAAACCCCTTCCAGTAACCACAGGTTACACCATATGGACCCCGATTACGAGCGTGAGTGGATTGACCCA